CAATATCCTTTCTAACAAATTTACCACCAGTTCCTGTGCCACATATAGCAGCAAGTTGAGGGTAATCAATAGCATTATATACAGTACCATCACATCTCAAATAACCTGCTGGTAAATCTCTTTTAGCAGTAGCGGAATTAATATCACCATCAATTTCAACAGGCCATACAATTATTTGACCAGATATATTACCATACTTTCCTCTTTCTTTTGAGTATATTGTTGCCATACTAGTATGCCTTGATAATGTATACTGCTGCCATTGCTGGTTGTGATACAGTTACTGTAATATTTAGTGCGTTATCCTCACTTTGAGGAACAACATTTCCCAATCCAACATTACTTAATGCAAATGCACCTACTATTTCAGGTTCCATTGTGGTAGCAGATTTTTGTAATAGTTCTAATTTATCTTGAGAAATATCTGCTAATTTTAATAATCTTTGTTGAGTTAATTTATTAGTTTCTGCTTGTGCTTTTGCAGATTCTCTTTTTATTTCAAGACCTTCTTCTTGTAAACCCATAGTAATAGCTTGTGCTGTTCTATCCAATAGACTATCTTCTGCTTTTAATTCTCTATCTTCAAGTCTTTCTAAATCTGCTCTTTTATCTTTAGCAATTTGTGCAGCATCTTTACCATAAGCCATTAATGATTCTTGAAGCCTATCACCTGCCATATATTTAAGACTGGCATTGAAGATTGCAAAACCTAATCTCTTATCATATTCTTCTTTAGTTTCATCTTTTCTTTTTTGTATTTTATCTCTTAAATTTTTAGACTGTTCAGATACTAATTGTCTAAAGTTATCACTTGCAGATAATTCATTTTTTATTTTTTCTTTTTGTTCTTGACCTAACTCACCACCTGTATTCTCATCTAAAACATTATCCATTGTTTTAGAAGATAAAGCATCTTCAGTTTCTTTATTTATTTGTTTTTGTTCTTCTGATAATTCTTTTTCTTGTTTTGTTATATTTTCTTTTTTTAATTTTTGTTTTTCTTCTAGTAAACTTTTTTGTGTATCATCTAAAAATGGACCAAACTTTTCTGGAGTGCTTGTTTCTAAAATTTCTTTACCTACTTCTAATAATTTTTCAGGTTCATCTTCAGGGTTAACAAAATAATTTCTTCCTTTTATACCTACATTTCCAATTACATCTTTTACATCTCCTAATTTTTCTGTAAACTTTTCACCAAAATCTGCTAATGCAGCTCCAGATTTTTTAACATCTTTAATAAATGGAGTCGTAGATTTACTTATATCAGGCAAATCACTACTTGTTATATTGTTTTGATTTATTACATTTTCCATTCCACTTGAAACTTTATCCATATTTATAAGTTTTTTTAATCTATCAAGAAGACTTTCCTTTTCTTTATCACCTGGAAATGTTGGTTGAACTTGTGGTAGTGTTAATCCTCTACTAGTTCCTAAAGGATTAGTACCTAATGTAAACTGTGGATTTATTGAACCTGCTTGTAATTTAACAACACTTTGTAAACCAGTTGATTCATTACCTGCCATTGCCACCATCATATCTTTTATGTCATCCATTTCTTTAGCTTTATCTTTTTGAGTTCCCTCAATTATAGCCATTAACATTTCAGTGTATTCTTTATTATCACCTTTAGATATTCTTTTACCTTCTTTTTTCTTTATAACACCTTTACCAAGAAGAATATCTTTTTGTGTAATTTTACCATCACCACTTAAATCAGGGAAAGTTGACCCTCCTCCTGCAAATAACTTAGGTATTTGACCTGCAATACCTAGACCTGCTAAAGCACCAGCACCACCAATTAATTGTTGACTTAATGATGGTTGTGGTAAAATTGCCTGTTGAGTTTGTGTGGTTGTTGGTGAGATTGGAAAACCTCTAATGATAGATTGATACTGTTGTAGACTTGCTTCAGGATAAGTCTGTTCTTCTCTAAACTGTTGGAATCCTAAGTCTAATGCTTTTTGTTGTTGTTGTCTTTGTTGTTCACCTACACCTGATAATGCACCTAGTTCCTTCATAGCTGAAGCCTGTTGAGCAGTGCCTAGTCCTGCCATCTGCTGACCAGCACCCATTTGTCTTTGTCTTAAATTAGCTAGACCTTGTTGTGCCTGTTGAAAAGCAGCTTGTGAACCTGTTGCCTGTATATCACCAAGTTGTTGTTGTAAATTTCTATCTAATTCAGACTGCATAAATGCTTCACGAGTTCCTCCATAACCACCTGCAGCCACACCTTGAGCAGCAAGTTGTTGTCTTCGTGCTTCAGCTCCACGTTCAGCTTCCCTCTTTTGTATATCAACAACATTTTGCATGTAAGGAGACATACGTGCCTGTATAGCAGGTGCTGTATCTTCTAATGCACTAGCTGCAGTTAAACCTCTAGCTATATCAAATGAAGGTTGAGATGCACCCACAAGACTTACTATACCTGCTTGAGCTGCTTGTTCTTCAGGAGTAAATGCAGCAATACGTGGACCAGGGTATACTGGATAACCAACAGCTTGTCTTGCTTCTTCTTGAGCCTGTGCTCTTTCAAGAATGTCAGTAATGTAAGGACGTATCTCAGGAGGAAACTCTTCCTTTGTTACAGTTTGCGTGGTAGTTCCACCACCTCCACCTCCACCACCTTTACTACCACCACCACCATATTGTCTTAGACCTGTGGTTTTATTGATAGTACCTGAACCACCAACTGATTTTAATAGTTTAGCTTCATATGAATTAATATGTGCTAATTCAGTATCACCATCTTCACCTTGTGACGCAATATCACAAGCAAGTCTATCTAATAACCAGACTTTAAATTTAATTGGTAATACTTTTTCTATTATAAAATTAGAAATGTGTTTCAAAAGTGACATAGCTTTCCTTATACTTTACATGTTGTTTAAATATTTTTCTCCATCCTGGTCTACCCATGACTTCAACTCCAGTACAATCATTTGTTTTTGCATGTTCCATGATTATTTTAATTCCTTCTCCTGCCCATTTATTCATATTCTTACCACCACATAAAACAACTGTCATCATTGTCTTAGCAGGATATATAGATTTTTGTGTGATAATAACTGCTTCAATATCTTTTACAGTTTTAAATACAATAAATAAATCCATCATACCTTGTTGTAAAAGATACTTAGTGGTATTAACTGTATGTCTACCACCTGAATAAGTTACTGCTTTTTTAACTAAAGGTTCAATCTTATCCCAAAATAATTCTATACCTATGGGTTCTACAGGAACGACTTTCATTTTAACTCCTATCCAATTTGGTTAATCTGTCTTTCTCTCCCCATAACTTTTTTTCTTACATCAGTTAAAAATCCATCTAACTTATCTGCACCTGCATTAGATGAACCATTACCTAAAGCTGATACAACATCAGCAGGTAATACGTATTCATCTCTACTTAATAACGCAGGTTGTTGTCCTTCAATACTAAATGGTATCTCATCTGACATACCATCACCTTGACCCATAACCCTTCCTTCAAAAGGTTGTATACCCATCATACCACCTTCAGCAGCAGCTTTAATCATTCCTTCAATTGAAACATCACCATCTGTTTGTTCAGCTAACTCTTCCATACCTTCAGTAATTGAATCAAGTGCGTCTAACATACCACCCTTCTTAGCTAGTAATGTACCACTTAAATTACCTGTGGTAGCAGGTGAATATTTAGGGTCAGTAAATTGTAATGGTGGTGCCTGTCCTGTTTGTGAAGCTAGAATTTGTGATGCAGATAAAGGTGCTGTTCTAGTATTCATTGCAAAGTCTCTGTTCTCAGCAAGTACAGGTTCTCTAGCACTATCATCAGTAGCAAAACCTGTAGCTTCAGCATACTCAGGTGTACGTGTTAAATCTGAAATAACACCTGAAGCTAGTCCTCTTATTGCAGTTTCAGGTGTCGCTAAATTTTTTAAAGTTTCAGTACCTATTTGTTTTAAACCTTCTTTAGTTCCTGCAGCTTTAACAAACTGACCAAAAGTATTTAATGGTTTTGTTACATTTCCCATTACTGTATTAGCTGTAGCTAAAGGTGCTGCAGGGTTTAATGCTGTGCTAAATGTTCCTTGAGGAATTGCACCACTAAAAGCTTCTCCACCTCTTATACCAGAAGTAATTTTTCCTGCCTTTACACCCTCTTCTAAACTTTTTTTAAAACTTGATTGACCTGCACTTAATGCTGCATCATCTGTACCACCAAACATACCTTTAAATAATTTACCACCTACTTTACCTAAACCATAACTTAGTAAACCTGAAGTAATACCTGTTAATACATTACCACTTTCAATACCTGATTTAATACCTGTATAACCTGCAGATAAAGCTGGACCAATTGTTGGAATTGCAAATAATGCAGCAGGTGCTACATAATCTTTAAAGAAGCCACCAATACTAAATGCTTCCATTAAACCTGTTTCAGGGTTTCTTGTTAATCTACCTAATGATGCTAAACCTCTTACTTCAGGTTGTGACATATGTACTAACTCAGTATCACCATATCTTCCTTGGTCTTCAAGAAGATTAGCCATACCTTGTAATGGTGGAGCTGTCATTGTGTCTTGCATCATTATCCTATATACCTTCTCATAATTTCGTTTATATTATTATATCCTGTTTGTGGTTGATTTACAATAGGTTCAGCAATTAAACCTTGTATTCCTGTAGCACTTGGTGAAGTATATTTACTTCTTGTATCGTACTGTCCTTGTAGAGCATCTATCATTTTTTGTTTTTTATCGTACTCTGGGTCTCCAGCTACTGCAGGACGTGTAAATGTTTCTGTAACATTTTTAGTTCCTTGTTGTGTATAAGTAGTCCCACCTGGACCAATATAACCAGCAGGAGTTGATATAAACCCTGACTGTGAAGCTGGTCTATAAGTAGCACCTTCTGGTATTTGTGTTGTAGTTCTAGCCACACCAGGTCTACTTCCTGCTAGTCCAGGAGCACCACTTTGTCCCTCATAATAACTATATACAGGAACTTTTCTAGTTTTAGTTTCACTAAATTGTAAACCACCTAATGCTTCTTTCTCTGCAGCTATCTTATCTAGTATTCCTTGTAGTCCTGTTGATTGTGAAGTAGGTACTGCTCCAGTTCCTTCAGTAAATCTTCTAGTTACATCTTCTACTGTTTCACCAACAGGTGTTGATTGAGGAGTATACTGTTCAACTAATTCTTGATTAGCTTCTGCAGGTTGAGCAGCTTGATTTTCTAATTGTCTTAGCTGTTCACCAAATAAAGTTTGCATTGCTGCTTGTGCGTAGTTTTGTCTACCACCTGCTCCCATAATTACTCCTAATGAAAATCAACCCATGCACTTCCAGTATATCCTTGAAACTTTGAAGTTGAAATGTTAAATCTTATATCACCTGCTTGAGGGTTAGGTACATTTGCTGTATCGTCCACTCTTGCAACTCGTATTGATTCTCTAGCTTGTTCCTGAATAATCTGTGATGTTAATTCAGTTGTTAAAGAATCTGCCCATTGTTTTATAATATCAAATAAAATTTTTTGTTCTCTTGTTGTTAGTATCCCAAACGTATCTATTAATTCAGGAAAAACTGTAGCTTTATTTGTAGACATTATCTCATCCCATCTGAGCCTATATCAAGCCTTACTGTACCATACCTCCAACTTGTACCTGCAGTTGAAGTTGCCACTCTTATTTTTGCTTGTCTTCCTCTGGCTCTCATTGAAACCTTTTCAGTATTTGGTTGTATAATAAAAGGTCCTTTTGTTGTTGATTCATTTGCATCTGGATATCTCTTAGTAGTAAACTGTACATTAAGTTGTCCAGATGTTCCTGATACTTCATTGTTTAATGTAAAGTCAGGAACCATTCTATCTATAAACATTATCTCATTACCTTGAGACATATCAAAATCTGCTGACTCTACAAATGATTCAATACCATTTCCATTTGCAGTATAAATACCTTCAGGTTCATTATCATATAAATATGAATCACCATCATCTTCACGACCAGTTGTAATTGTATTAGCAAATACACCCTTATCCTCAAAAGTTGTAAAGTGAGTTGAACCATATACCCAATAGTTTTCATTTGGATTAAAGGTTACGTACCTATCACATTCAGTAGAATTTTTAGAACAGTACAACCATGTTATCTCTTTAAACTGTGAATTAACACCTGCAAATATTTTATCTGATTGGTCTAAATTAATATCGTCAAAAACAAATCGTCTTACTGTACAAGGTAAATTTTTAACTGTACCATCAAACACATAGAAGTTTGCAGTACCCATCCAATAAACTCTACCATCAAAATCTTTAGCTGCATGTAAACCTACAGCACCACAGTTTGTACCTATCTCATTAAAACCAAACGTAAATGGTGGTCCAATAAATTGCATAGTATGTGCAGACTTATCAGTTAAAATAATTATATTATTTCTACTACGAGCTGCTGCTACAATTCTATTTCCTGAACCTAATATAGCTTCACCTGAAGTTGAACTTACTGAAGGTGTCCAATTATTAAAATCATTTTGATTTGACCATCTAACTAATAATGGATTAAATGCACCACCTGTAAATTCATTTGTTCCCAGGCAAATTAAATGTCTATCTTCTTGAGAAACAATTAATGTATTACTTACACTTGGTGCTGCACTTACTTCAATTATTCTTTGGTCAATCCCTACAGAAGTTTCCCAATAATAAACACGACCACTTCTTAAACCTGCAATTAGGTCTTCACCCCATGTATCTAATGTCCACTGTCTTGGTAGTATAGTTATATCTGATTGCGTCTTTGGTTCTCCATAACCACCTTGTCCATAATAACCTGCATTCCAACCTAAACCTGTAACTGCTGTTGAAGTACCTACTGGTAATAAAAAGTTTAATGTTACTACACCTGCTGCTGCTGATGTAGCTGCTGCAGTTGTTGAAGTTAATACTTCAAATGAATTACTATTAATAACACTAACTTTAAAATCACTACCACTTGTAAAAAATACATTACCACCAATAGTTGCTGCCATTGATGTAAACTCTACAAAGTCTCCAGTAGATAAAGTATTAGCTGTACTTACTAAAACTTTTGTACTACCTGCTGCAGTTGTTAATTTATTTGTTACAGTAACTGTTGAGGTAATAGGAGTAATGTCATAATTAACACCACCAAAATAAGTGTAAAGTTTTGATTCAGTTCCAAAAGCTGCTCTCTTTAATGTATCATTATCTTCCCAACTAATTAAATCTCTAGCAGTACCATTAAAATGTGAACTAACTTTAAAATTCCAACCACCTATATTTTCAGGTTTACCTGCTCTAAATCTAACTCTATTACCATCAAACCACTTACCTTGTTCTGCATATTGAGTTGACTCTCTATGAAAGCCTGGGGCAAAGTCAAGTTTAAGTAGTTGAAGCTGTGTTTCTGTTGACATAGAATCCCCTATGAAAGATTAAGAATACTGGCACAATCTACAGATGAAACTTCTCTTACTTTATAAACTATAATATCTTTTGCAGCAGCAGCAGTTGAAAGTGTAGGTGCTGTTCCACTTGGAAAATTATAAGCAGCTCCATAAGATAATGTTCTACTTCCTGTACCATCTTGTGTTATTGTTATTGTACCTGATTGACCTACCTTACCATTAACTGCTCCAGCAAGTGTAGCATTTGTTCCTAATGTAATAGCAAAATTATTTCCTGCTGAGAAATCTACATTCATTGAAGTTGCACTTGCAATTGAAACTTCAGGAGTTCCTACTGCACCTGAAAAAGTTGCTGATGAAGCTGCTGATACTTCAGCAGTAAATACTGCCTTACCTGATTGGGTAGTGGTTGAAGTAAATGTATTTGTTCCTGAAGTAATAACAGTACCACTAAATACTTTATTAGAACTAATAGTTGAAGAAGTTGAAGTGGGTATATATCTTATATCTGCACTTGATACTGGTATTAAATTTGCATCACCAGTACCAAAGTCTAATGTAGCTGCTGTACCTAAACCTAAACCTGTAGTGTCAGCACCTGTAAATACATTAGTACCATCACAAATAAAAGGACCAGTACCACCTTGAGTAACTGTTGTCTTTGCAGTTGTTGCTGCAGTTTTTAATGTAATTGCATGTGAACCTGAAGTATTATTTTTTACAAAATAAATTTTAGATACTGAGGGAATTGTAATGTCAACACTAGATGTTAATGTTCCTTGAAGTTCAAGAATTGCACTACGAGATTGGTCAGCAGAACCATTATTAGATGATAATGTTATAGCTGAACTACATGAGACAATAGTATAACCTGCAACTGCATCATCAACCAAATCAATTACATTTTGATTAAGTACAGTACCCCATGTTCCTGAGTTTGCTCCATTGTCTTGCTTCTCAAGTCTAATTCTTGACGTAAATGTTGCCATTTAATTTTCCCCTATTCTGATGGTGGTTCACCAAAGTTATATAATATCCCACTTGCTATTGAATTATCTGTATCATAAACTACATGTAAATCTTTTAATGCACCTACTGAAGTTACAGCAGATACTGCAGTTTTCATTTCTGCAGCTTTAGTTCTTACACCTGCTCTATAAGTTTTCCAATCATCTGTTATTGAAACACCAGCTTCATACTGCCTGACTGCCATCCAATCAGATGGTTGTAACATATTATAAGCTCTATTATCAATATCCATTTTGTACTGTGTAATTAAACCTGTTGTCATCATTGTAGTTCCATCTAAATTTTTCATAACTTTATTATCTGAATCAGTTACAGTTACATCAGCTAACTCGTGTGGAGTTTCATTTATTGTTTCAATTACTTTATCTTTACTAAATGAATATGAAGGTGTTCCACCTTTATAAAATCTATTATCAGGTGGTGTTGCCATAGATACAGCATATATACCTATATTCTTTAATTCATCTTTTGACCAATTACTGAAGATACTTGAAGGATGCTGAACACCATTACTATCAGTTATAGCTTTAGCACCACTGAATACTTCAATAACTTGGTCAGCTTTTACTTTTGCCCACATGTTATCTCCTTTTTATGTGTTATTATGTTAATTATTATTATAAACTATTGTTGCTTTAAATACAACACTATTTTGCAGTTGTTGGATTTGTTCCGTCACCAACGAACGGATGTTCAGCAAAGCACATATAATAGGTGTCAACTCCAGAATAATTAGCACCATATCCAGTAGGTTGTCTTACTTTAATACCATTACTATTTAGGTCAAAACCATAAACATTGGGATATTCTACATAAGTTCCATCAGGATAAACTGGAAGTAATACTGGATTAATTGGTGACCTAAAAGTATCATAAGCATACCAAGTAGCACCATTATTTGCTTTGTGAAGAAAAAATCGAGGTTTAAATCCTGTATATATAAATGGACCATCTGCAACTCCAGTTCCTACATATTTTCCAAATTTACTATAACCTTCTACTTCATGCCAACAATAGGCAACATAGTTCCTACCACTTTCATTTACTTCATAACCAGTGCCACCAATAATAAAAGCTGAAGCTGTAGGAGCACCCCACATAGATGCAGTTTGAGTAGCACCATTAGTATTTAATATTTGATATTTTGTTATACCTCCTAAAGATTTATGATAAACTCTCCAGTTTGTAGAATCATTATCTCTATCTTTAATTATCATCCATGATGGTGCAGCAGATAAACCATGACCAACTGAACCTGAACTACCAGTTCCAACATATTGTACTATTGAAAAACCTGCAGTTGTATTTGCTTGAACAGTAGATGTAATTGACCCAGTTGTATTTGTAACTTTTGTTCCACTATTAGCTACCCATGAAAAATTAATATAGGAGTTGCCTGATTTATTCATATAAGAATTAGAATTATCTCTAGTTGCTACTGCAAAACCACCTTTTAAAAATTTATTTATGCCATCAACAAAATCAACTTGTCCGTACTCTTTGTTTGTATTATTAGTATTAAGTGCTGCAGGTACACCTTCTGCTGTATAGATACGAGATGAATCAATACACATCCAAGAATTAGCTACATGTCTATCTTTTGTCCAAGTTAAACCACTTATACCTTTATCTGTTTCTGGTAGGTTGTCTTGTTGCAAAGCCACAAAACCAGTTGGTGGGGTGTAGGTAAAAGATTTTTGACCAAAGTTAGCTGTTATTGTAGCAGGATTTGCATTACTAAAGTCAGCAACTGCCATAGCAATATCTTTTCCAGTAAGACCAATGGTGTTATCTAAAGAATTATTCTTATAAAATTTAACTTCTTGATTATCTAAATCTAAAGCAATAGCTAATACATCACCACTTGTATATGTTGTACCTGATTTAGCTACTGTTGTACCATTTGTATAAATATTTCCATTAGCTTCATACCAACCAAAACTACCACTACCTACTGGAAAAGATGTACTTGATGAAGATGGTGCTGTTGTTAATTCTTGCACACCTATTAATGCAGTACCACCTGAACCAATTGTAAATTCAGCATAATATTTACCACTTCTAGGTCTAAGTGTTGTTAATTTTACACTATAACCAGAGCTGTCAGAAACAAGTTTTAAATTACCTTCACTTAATGTACCACCAGTATCAGGAGCAGCATTTAATGTCGCATGATTGGAGCTAGGACTATCCGTAGTCTGGTCTGTAGTAGCTAAATTTGTAGCAGTAAAATCATTTGTATTTCCACTGGTATCATCTCCAAATGCAGAAGAATCAGCAAAGGTTAATCTAAATCCATTCGTTCCATATTGGTCTTGAGTATTAGCTTGACCTCCCATTCCAGAATGACTAGAACAATAATAATATAAAGTAGGTGCTCCTGTAGCTACTGTTATTTGAGTATAAGCACCAGATGAACCTGGAGTTCCTACTGTTGTTACACCAGTTGTATATTCAGTTCCAGAATTATGAGTGCCATCTGAAGTTGTAGAAAATCTTAATGGATGAGTTGCGTTTGATGAATCACTTTGGTCAAACTTATAAGTTGCACCTTCAATTAAAGTAACTGTTCCTTGAGTTACACCATCAACAGCAAATTTATTACCACCACTACTTACAACAGTAACTGCAATATCAGTTGTAGTTGTAGGAAAAGGTTCAACAGTTTTTGGAATCCAACGACCAGTTGAGGTATCAGTAATACCAAATGAAGCAGGTAGTAATGCTTGATTATCAATATTATTAACCTCTGCCATATATCCATCAAAGTTTTGTGTTGTAAATATTGAAGTACCTATCTCGTGTTCTGTTGTACCCATCCAAAAATTATTTGCATAGTTTAATGATGGATAACTTGCTGTTGAAAAACTAGTAATTCTATCTCCGTCAATATAGATTCTTGCCCTATCTGCTTCAGTAGAGTTCGTGGTGTCAGATACAAATAATAAGTGGTACCATTTTGATGTATCTGTTAACTGTCTTCTTGTTACCAATCTCCAATCATAAGAACCACCTACATAATTGTAAAACTCTATAGAATTATCTCCAGCAGACCCTATTTCAGCACCTCCATAATTACTACCAGCACTACCAGCAGAAAATATCATTCTTCTACCATTTGATGTTTTTATTCCTAATTTAATCCAACAACTAAATGTCCAAGTTTCTTCTGTACCAGCACCTGAAAAAGTCTTACCAAGTTTAGGGTCATCTGGACTATTAAATATAACACTATTAGCAATAGTAGCTTGGTCAGTAAAAGGTACGAACTTACCCACTTTTTGTGCTGTGCCATTCCCTTCGTAAGGAATTACGAAAAAGTGTTCTTCGCCATTTGGTATTGTTGGTGTTGCCATATTAACTCCCTAAATTCTTTGTGCAAATTGCTAAAAAACCATCTGGAACAGTATAAAAAAAATTACCAATTCCATTTGCATCTGTATTACCTTGAGCTGTTTTAGCTCCAGCAAAAGTTCCGTCTTGACCAAAGTTATATGTAGCTGTACCAGAACTACTATTTCTTGATGCCATTACTAAATCTTCTCCACTAAATCCAGTTATAACAACTCCACTACTTAAAGCATTACTACTTAATGTGCCTACAAAATATCCTGAATCATCTCGTAAAAATACCTGTCCTGTTGAAGCATCTAATCCCACACCTATGACATCACCAGCAGCAGGTTTAGTTATTGCACCTTGAGCATTAGTAGTATTTTGATAACTACCAGTGTTGTAAAAAGCTACAGAACCAACATCTTGACCAATGACTGTAGAACCAGGAGTTATTATTGATGAAAGCATCCAACCAGTAGAAAAATAATCACCAGTCAAACTACCTACTACTTCATAATACCATTTACCAGTTGAGCCACCTAGAATATGAACTGTGCCTCTTATTGCTGCACCACTAAAATTAGAAGTTGAATCAATAGTTAAATTACCTTGAGTAAAAGTACAAGGAACATTCTCTATTGAATTCATTACACAAAAATTATTTGTTGGTGAGTCAAGAACTCGGTCGTGTGCTGCAAGTCCACTTGCTGTGTAGTCATTCCCTTGCCCTGATTCATCATCTCCAAGGTCTGCACTATCTCTACCATCAATATGAAAACCATTAGTACCAAATGTTAGACCACTAACATCTTTGGGGACCCAAATCCCATTACTATTAAATTCACCAAAACTAGTACAATCTGTTGCTGTTCCGTCAAGAAATACCATCTCTGCAAAATAAGCATCTGCATAACCCCAACCAACTGTTCTTGATTGATAACCTATAGAATGTTGTTGTGCTTGTCCTATACCTGCATTTGCACTTGCTCCTGGATTATTGTCCGTAGAAAAATCTGTTTCTCTAACACCATTTATATATAATCTTGTTCTTTCACTTGCTACTGCATTTGTTGTATCCCATACCCAAACTATATGATACCAAGCTGCAGGGTCTCTTAATTTTCTAGTTATTATTTTCCAGTTTGTATTATAACCTTGTATTCTTATATCGCCACGATAATAAGATATACCACTCCAAGTAGTATCACTTGTACCAGTTCCACCATTAAACAAAGGAAAACCACTACCAGAATCAGTTTGGTCTCCTACTTTAAGCCAACAACTATATGTAAAAGTTGTTCTTGAACCTGCACCTGAATATGTTTTGTTTAAAACAGCACTATCGCCAGAATCAAACCTAATTGATTGGTCTATTGTATATGTACTGTCACTACTTTGTGCACCTGCACCTGCTAATAAATTATTTTGAAATACTGCCATTAAGCTGTCCTTGTTTTTCTTTTTTGTTGTTCAATAAATTTTCTATAAACTAATGCTGCTTTATTTTTACCTGCAACTTTTGCTCTTTGTTCCATTGCAATTGCTGCTTGTGTTTTATGATTATGTTTACGAGTAGAATTTTTTATCTTTCGTATTGACCTTTGTGCATCTGCTACTGTTGCAAACTTCAAACCATGTATTGTACCTTTAGGGTCTTCATCTGTATATAGGTCTGAGTGTTTTTTACTTTTAGCAGGTTGACCTTTTTTTCTAGGTATTCTTTTAACCACTAAGCTGTGCTCACATTCAATGTTGCTACTGCATGTACATTTGTTGACGTAAACGTAATGTAGTCAATTCTGTCACATGCACTTGCACCTGTTGATAAAGTTGGAGCAGTCCCTCCAGGAAACTTATAATTAGTTCCGTATGATAAAGTTCTACTACCAGTTCCATCTTGTATTATAAATATACTTCCTGTTTGTCCAGGAACACAATTTGTAGGATTATCTATTGTTCTATTACCTGCTAATTGCACTGCAAAGTTTTGACCTGCATTAAAGTCAACTGATATATTTGCACCATCACTTAAACTTACAATGTCAGCTACTGCAGATTTTGCAATTCTTACATCTTTACCTAATAGAGCATCTACATCTACACCTACTCCACTACATATAACATCAGTTGCTGAAAGTATTCCAGTTAATGCACCACCTGCTAGAGGTAATCTTGTTCCAATACTTGTTGCTAATGCTGCTGAAGTTGCAACTATTCTTGCAAGATTTACTGAAGTTAAAACTGAAACTGCACCTATTACTGTATTTACTGAAGTAATGGCATCTAAATTTGTTTTTGTAAGTACAGATACTGCACCTATTACTGTATTTGCTGAAGTAATAGCTGCTACGTTTGTTGCAATGTCAGCTTTATTCACTGAAGTTAAAACTGAAACTGCAGCTATATTGGTATTACTATTACCTATACTTGTTGCTAATGCTGCAGATACTGTAGCAAGTTCAGCACTTGTTGCATAATTACCACCATCACCTATAATACCATTTATAGATGTAATAGCTGCTTTGTTTACAGATGTTAATGCAGATACTGCAGCTATGACTGTATTTGTTGAAGTGATTGCTGCCACATTTGTAGCAATATCAGCTTTATTAACTGAAGTTAATGCAGATACTGCAGCTATGTCTGAAGCTGTTGGTACTGCTGTACCACCTACAAATACATTTGTTCCTGCATAAACATTTGCTGCTGATACATTACCTGTAAAGACTGCTGAAGTACCACTCACTGGTACTGAAAAAGTTATTGCTCCTTGTGGAACAACTAAACCTGTTGAAACTGAAACTGTACCAAATGATTGATTAGGATTAACATTTATAGTACCACTTGTATTTACAGTTGTTGATGTTACACCATTAACAGTTGCATTAAGACCTGTTCCTGCAACTACTGCATTTACTGTACCACCTTCATCAGAGGGAACATTTGTTAAACCTGAACCATCACCTACAAAAAATCCTGCTGATACTGTACTTACAATTGTTGCATTATTACCTTTTAATAAAGTAGCACTTACAGTAGCTGCATTAAAATCAGTAACACTCATTGAAGAAACTGTCATAGTTCCTGTAACATTTAATGTTGTAGCTGAAACTGCTGAAGCACCAAAGCTTTGAACATTAGTTATTGTACTTGTTAAGGCAATACCTGTATTACTAGCAACTCCATCATTACTAGTAATAGTAATACCATTACCTGCAGAAAAACTTCTTTTATAAACATTAGTTCCTGATACAACTACATAACCTTCACCACCTGAGATATCTGCAGTTGCATTTAAAGATGAAACAGTTGCAGTTAGGTTTACACCACCTATTGCAAAAGTACCATTAACATTTAATGTAGAGTTGTTGAGTTGTAAAGGTGAGTCTGCATTGTCACCTGACTGAATAGTCCTTAGAGTAGTCGTAATTCCTTCATTAGCTGAAGTCTTTACTTGCATTAATCGTTTATACGAATTTGATATTTCTTGTCCAGTTAAATCAGGCATCTAAATTACTCACTATATTCCAATCTTGGGTAGTTGCTTCCCAGTTAGTATTTTGATTTTCCCAAGTTGTAAAAGCTTCACTTCGTGTAGGTCTTGGGTTTCTAATCGTCTCGTCATCTTTTATATCTGGTGCTCTATTTTGTGGATGATTCTTTTCATCATAAGCACCATCAAAATCAGTAGGGCAAACTAATAAGCCATAAGAGTTTAACTTCATAACATTATGAGGATAAACAAATCCACATATGTCACATACTGCTTTGGCTTTTTTACCTACTGCCATTATATTACACCCATTCTAGGTGTAATGTAAAGTGAAGCACGTTCTTTATCTTCAGTCATTGCAAAACTAAGTCTTTCTTCGTACTCAGCTTTTAAAAACTTTGCTCTTGCTTCAGATATACCTGGTCTTTTTAATGCCATATAATATGCTAAACCAGTTGTTAAGGCAGGTAAAAATCTTCTTGGCATATCTGCATTTTGTATTGCAGATTTATTTACGTCCTGCATATAATCAATTTTTTCAATTTTTAGTTTATCAGTATTAACATTTGATAATGACCATAGATGTAATTGTACATTATCACCAAATCTTTTAACTGCGTACTGTGAAGGTCTACCTGTTTGTCCTTTGTTAGGTACTTTTAAATATTCTTCAAATGATATACGAGTTAAATTTAAATCTGTATTATCTCTATTAATAACAACTTGCATTACGTCACTTACATGACTACCTAAACTTACTTGAGATGTACTCGCAGCAATACTTACAATAGTTGTATTTGTTGTCCATAAACAAACACCTCTATTCTGCCAGTCATTTAAAATAAGATTAATTGAACGTCTAGCACTTCTTGGTTCTTCACCAAGAGTTACTTCACCACCAATCATCTCAGTAGCTTCCTGTATAACGTCACCTATTTCTAAATTAAAGTCATAAGTGCCTGACGTATTATTTGTTGCCATTTAATTTCCTTTAATTTAATCTTTTCTTGCAGCACCATATCCACGATAGCTACGATTGTTTTTAGAAGTTGGTCTTTTATCAACTTCTTCATAACCTAAATCATCAAGTCTACCACCAACAGATTTTCTTATAACAATATCTTTAGCTTGTTTAGAAGGATAAAGATTATCTGCACTTCTAGCTACATTATCCATAACCATTTTTGCTCTAGTTTTAATTTTATCTAATCTCGATGTAGGTTTTCCTCTTTTACTTTTATCAACAATTGAAGAACCAGAAGTATCTACTGCTCCAGGTCTATTACCAGTAACTTGTTTTGTTTTAAATTTTTCTCTTTTACTTGAGTCAACTTCTGCAATCTTAGACTTACCTTTAGTTTTAAATTCACCAATATTGCCTTTTACTTTACCTGTTCTTTTTTGAGTATCAATAATAGGTTTTTTAGTAGACGTTTTTATTTCACCAATATTTCCTGTTACAGGTTTTGTAGTTCTAGTTGCTCTTCCTGTTCTTGGAGATTTAGCATCTACAATAGATTTTTTAATTTTTGATTTTATTGGTATGTCACTTGGATTAGCAGATGAAGTAAAAGGATTTTGTTTACTTGTTCTTTGTTTTATTTTTTGAAATTTTTTTAATTTATCACGTTGACCTGGACCTGCTTTTTTATCTTTTTTTTCAGACATAAAATCAGATGATTGTTTTTTTATTTTAATAGTTTTATCAGGCATTATTTTACTTTTAGTTTTTCTGCCTTTAGCTCTTTCTTTTAAATTAAGCATATTACCTACTCCTTCTTCCTTGTTTAAGTTTTTTTATACGTTTACGACCTGGTTTCATTATTTGTTGTGGTATTGAACTTCTACTAATAACCATTAATTACTCCCATCTACGACTGTGTTATCTGCTCCTGCAGGACTTGCAGGTCTTGTCATATCGTCACGTCTAAATCTTCTTGCTCTGTTTCTTACAGTCTGTATTGAAGTTTGGTATCGTTGTTCAAACATAGGTACAATCTGAAAGTTCTTCATAAAGATGTACGACTCTACCATACAGGCATTAAACAATGCGTCATAACAAAACTGTGTAAA